ACCCCACGGTCTAACCATGCCGTTCTTGGTAAAGATCCAAAATACCAGATTTGCTGTTGGTAATTATAAATAACATATTTATCTATCTCATTGGAATCTGCACTTGGATAAAACCACCAGATCTCAGAAAAGCTTGAATTAACCCCTGCAAACACTTTTTCTGCTTGCAAGTTATTAAAATTAGAAAATACAAAGTCCCTTAGCGTACAAGGTATTTTTTGTACCGCACCATTGTAGACGTAGAACTCATTGTTACCCATCCAAAAGACATTGTCCTCAATAGCCACGGCACTATTGGGGCTTCGTATAGATATACCCTCAGATACAATAGTAATACCAAAAGTATCAGGAGGTCCGATAAACTGCATAGAATAAATAGAAGTATCTGTAAAAACCAAGATTTCTCTTTTGGTTTCTATAGCTGTTATAATCTTAGAACCACTGGATATTTTTAAATCACCTGCCGTATTGTCAACTGTGGCTTTCCAATCCAAAGCATTCCTTTGATCAGAAAACCTAATTAACAAAGGGTCCTGTGTACCGGGGTCATCCTCTGAATCACAACCAAAAGCAATAACGTGTAAATCTACATCTGACACAAGTACCTTAACAGCAACAGAAGGAGGACTGACCGCACCCGCTACGGAACTTAAAACAACAGCCCTATTTGTTAAGCCTGCAGAGCTATCATAATAATATAACCCACCGTTGAAAATATTAATAACAAGGTCTTCTCCAAAGTTGTCATGTGTCCAAAGCCTCAATACACTTTCTACCGTGGGCGTGGTAGCACTGTTCCATGTGCCACGACCCCATGTCCCTGCATTCCAACCATCTCCTGTAATAGATGTATTCAAACCTATGTTTAACTGATATGCACCTACTGTTGAACTACCACCGTTGCCACTGTCTGAACTATTTGCCGTAACAGCAACTGGGGTATAAATGCCATCTACCGTGATTCGTGAAACGGGGTTCACCTCCCTCGCTGTAATAGTGAAGGTATTTGCTGTTGGAACCGTAACAATTTTATATTCCTGATTTAATACCTCTGCTGTAATATTACCTCCCAAAGAAGCTGCCCCGCTAAAAGTAACAAAGTCCCCCACTATAGCACCGTGTGACGTGTCCGTTACGGTAATAGTAGAAGATCCGTCAGTCGCAGAAAACGTGACGTCGCCCGCAGAGGTTGTAGCTCTTAATGGTGTAACATCATAGTAAGCACCACCATATAACACATAATACTTTTCATTCGTGCCCACACCAAGATAATTAGCGAGTGAGATAGTTTGCCAAGGGTGTAAAGCCCTTGTTACACCTAAATGTGAATTAGGCGTTTTCTTTGCCCAACCCCCTATTTTTTCTGGAAAACCTGCTCTAAAACGTATTTTATCACAGTCAAACCACCCACCTTCATTAGAATAAGAAGTCGTTTCTTTGTTTATACCGGGTCTAAACTGTAACTTGCTTAGAGGCATTCATATTACATCCTATATAAAATAGCCAGTAGTAAAAGAATAATAGAAGTAGCCGACCCTATTGCCCAAGCTTCAATACGTTTAATACGATTGTAAAGATCCTTGAACTGTATGTGTATTTCAGTTTCTAATGCCACAACTCTTTTATCTAGCTCTGTTATTTTTGTCATTATTAACCCACATAAGCTTTACCATCTGTAATGGCTTTGTCTACATCTGTCCAATCTTCATTGCCTTTCCAGTCAGTCAATGCTTTCATGTATTCAATATAACCTACATTGATGTTAACTCTTTTTTTCTTTTCATCATCTGTAGCACCTTGCATGACCATCAACTCACCATCAGCATTTTTCTTTGCCGTGACAATAGATTGTATAAGATCTACACTGTCTCCCATAGCTTTGTAGTTTTGTGCTATTTCTGCATCTGTTCTTTTTTCTGCCATTTTATTCTCCTTCTAAGGTTGCGACTCTAGCTTCTAATTCTTGTATAGCCTTTACAAGGATAGGAACTAATTTTTCATATTTCATTGCATATTGTTTTCCATCATTAGAAAGTTTTACAGTTAAATTTGTTTTATCTGATATTTTGTAATTAGATGCTTCTTCTAAAGCTAATACATCTTGAGCCTTAAATCCAATATCTAATTGATCTTCTTTATGTGTTCCATCCGTAGTAACCTTATCTAAATCTACAGTTGGATCTTTTTTGTCAATATACTTTGATCGTTTGTCCCATTTAAAAGTATATGGTTTAAGAGCTTTAACAAAATTCATACCTAAATCTAAAGCAGTAAAATCTGTTTTATCTCTTTGATCAGAAGCCACAGTTAATGAAACTTGACAATTAAAATCAGAAATATTTTCATCTCCCAAAACAATTTCATTGGAAGCCGCTACAAAATTACCTCCCGGACTACCTGTTGTACCTGCATCATGCCCTAAAAGAAGATTATTGTCTCCTGTCGTAAGATTATAACCTGCACTATGACCCATAATAGTGTTTTCGTTGCCATTACCTTGAAGAGAATATCCTGCATAAGTACCCATGGAAGTATTTTGCTCTCCAGTAAGTGCAGTTCCTGCAGCGGATCCTGCAAAAAATCCTACAGCAGTGTTTGAAGTGCCTGTAGTAATATTTTTACCACAATCTTTTCCCACTAAAGTATTAGTAGCACCTGCACCTTGTATATTATATCCTGCATTCATACCAACAGCAGTGTTTGAATCTCCAGTAATTCTATTGCCCGTTGTACTTATCAGTGCGTCTTTTCCAATAGCAGTATTACCTGTACCAGTTGATATATATAAACCTGCTCTTGCACCCATAATTGTATTACCAGTTCCTGTTGTAATTCCAAAAGCTGCATTATAGCCAACTGCTGTGTTATGAGCATCTCCATTATAATTTTGACTTGCTAAAGTATAATGACCAATGCCTATACTTGCATTTCCTGTATCCTCTGATTCCAAACAAAAATGACCAATAGCTGTATTGTAAGATCCAGTAGTTATAGAATCCCCTGATTGAGAACCAAAAAAATTATTACCAATTCCTGTACTTAACGAATATCCTGAAAAATAACCAACAGCAGTATTGTCAGAATTATTTGAAGTTGCAAAGTTTTGACTATGTAAAGCAGATACACCAACAGCAGTTGTTTTACTACCTTTAGTATCTGTTGTTAGGGCTTGTTTACCGACGGCTACATTTGCATCTGCATCAGTAAGTGCATCACCTGCTAATGCACCAATTAAAGTGTTGTTTACACCTGTCGTAACATATCTACCTGCATTATGTCCTACACCAGTGTTATATACATCTCCTGTTGCTCCTCCATTTTGATTTGCTAAAGTATTTGTACCTATGGCAACATTAGAATCACCTGCTGTTTCTGATACTAAAGCATTATAACCAATCGCAATATTGGCTTCAGCTGTTGTAATTTGTGATCCTGCTAGTCCACCTACTATGGTATTTAAAGTACCTGTTGTGACGTTTAAACCTGCATTTCTACCTACTGCTACATTGTAAACATCTGTTGCAGTTGTAAAATTTTGCTCTCTTAAAGCAGCCCTTCCTATAGCGACATTGCTCCCCCCTAAAGTGTCAGAAGAAAGTGCACTAGCACCAACGGCAACATTGTAATCAGAGTCAGTTAGTGCATCTCCTGCATTTGTACCTATAAGAGTATTTTCTATTCCTGTTGTAACACTCAAACCTGCTGTATATCCTACAGCCGTATTGTTACTATCTGTTGCTGTGGCATAGTTTTGATTTTGTAAAGCAGAAACACCTATGGCTGTTGATTTAGAACCCAAATCATCTGTATATAAAGCTCCATAACCTACAGCAACATTATAATCAGCATCTGCAAGGGAATAACCTGCTGTAGCACCTATAAGAGTGTTTCGTACACCTGTTGTAACAGATCTTCCTGATAAATAACCAACTGCTGTGTTATAATTATCTACATCACTATTTTGAACCATTAATGCTTGCGTTCCAATAGCAACATTTTTTCTACCTGTATCTTCAGTAGATAGAGCTAAAACACCCATAGCAACATTTTCCCCACCTGTTGTAAGGGCATCTCCTGCGAGACCTCCAACAAGAGTGTTCTGAACGGCTGTTGTAACCTGATTACCTGCTGAATATCCCACAGCAGTGTTGAGACTATCTGTGGCAGTTGCAAAATTTTGAACTTGTAAAGCAAAAGCACCTATAGCAACATTGTGACCACCTACATCATCAGCACTCAACGCTGCATAACCTAAAGCCACATTCTCACTTCCTGTAGTCAAAGCATCTCCTGCATTAGCTCCCACGCAAGTATTTTGTAAACCTGTAGATAACGTAGCTAAACAGTTATACCCTACAGCAGTGTTGTTACCATCTGTAGCAGTAGAAAAGTTTTGTGAATATAAAGCATAAGTGCCAATTGCAGTACATCTTTGACCTTGTGTATCTGAATAGAGTGCTTGCGCACCAACTGCACAATTTTGAAAACCTGTTGTAATTGCTACACCAGCCTCATATCCAACTGCTGTATTTAAGGCATTTGTAGCCGTAGTAAAGTTTTGAGCAAACAAAGCTCCTTGACCTATTGCTACAGACCTTGAGCCTAAAGTGTCACTAGATAATGCTTCTGTGCCAACAGCCACATTTTGAACCCCTTCAGTTATAGCATCACCTGAAAGACTACCTATAAAATTATTTTTAGTGCCTGTTGTAACAGATAACCCTGCAAGATGACCCACTGCTGTATTATGAGTATCAGTAGCAGTAGTAAAATTTTGTGTGTCTAAAGCAGAGTAGCCTATGGCAGTTGATTTACTACCTTTAGTATCTGTTGTTAAAGCACTTCTACCTATTGCAACATTTTTATCAGCATCTGTTAAGGCATCACCTGCAAAAGCACCTATAAGAGTGTTTTGATCACCTGTTGTTATTGATGTGCCTGCAACATGACCAACTGCTGTATTTCCTGCGTCTGTTCCTGCATTTTGTGTTTTTAATGATTGATATCCGACAGCAACATTGTTGCCATTAGCATCTTCAGTAGATAAGGCTTCAAAACCTATGGCTACATTGTTATCACCTGTTGTAATAGCTGTTCCTGCTTCATCACCTATAAGTACATTGTAATTACCACCAGAAGCAATAGAGTTACCTGCGTTGACACCTAGTCTAAGATTTGACGTTCCAGAGGTTGTAGAAGAATAATCACCTGTTACAGCTAAACTACTTGAAGCAGTGATTGCACCTGATGAAGTCAAAGCTGCAACTGTCGTCGTTCCTGTAAGATCCAAATCAACTAAAGCATCAACAACGGCGGCTCCTGATCCTGCACCATCACTATAAACCATTTTTACTTGACCATTTGGAATGGTTACAGTAGCTCCTGATCCTTGTTTGATTGTTATACTTTGTGAACCAGAAGTAGCATTTTCAATAATCCAAACCTTACTGACAGTATTTGGAGCTATTGTTAACTCTCTTGTTGCTGTTAAACTCGCTCCTGATGTAACTTTTAAATACAAACTACGTATAGCATCCGTTGCACCATCTGCTAAAGTAGTTGTTGCATTAGCATCACTACTAAAAGAAGCCTCTGTTCCAAAACTAAAAGCCTCTGCTATTAACTCAAGATTGGTATTCGTGGTATCACCCCACGTTCCTGACTGCTCACCAGAACCAATCTCTTCTAATCTTAAATCATTGGTATATACACTTGCCATTGCTTACCTCATGCTGCTTTATCAAGCCAAGATGGATCTTGACTTGGGGTTATTGTACTGTAACTCGGTGTTTGACTTGGTGTAAAAGTGCTATAACTAGCATCTTGATCTGGTATAATCTCACCCCAAGTCGGTATAATTGTTTCTGTTGTTCTACCGATTGCCATAGTTCCTGCCACACCTGTAACCGAAATATTAGCAAAACCTGTAATAGTAACTGTACCAACCGCACCTGTAGCCTCTACACCATTTAAAGTTTCAAAAGTATTACCAAGCGCAGACGTTCCCGCCAAACCCGTGACAGATATATTAGCTGCCCCTGTTATGGTTACTGAGCCAACGGCAGACGTTGCTGCTACCCCTGTCTGCGTTTCAAACACATTACCTAAAGAAGTTGTGCCTGCTACACCCGTCGGTGATATATTGGCTACACCAACTACAGTGGTAGATCCTACAGCACCTGTGCCTGCTAAACCCGTTACAGAAAGGTTTGAATTAGCAGTAATGGAAACCGTGCCAATAGCACTTGTACCTGCAACCCCAAAAACACCAATCTCACCTTCGCCTGTAATAGCTACAGAGCCAACGGAAGCTGTTGCACTAGGAAAAACGCCCTCACCATTCCAAGTGCCTGTATTCCAAGCAGTTAGAGAGCTATTCCATCCTTTAAACGCAACAACTGTCGCCATTAAGCAATCCTTATAATCGCATTACTTGCATCAGCCGTAGGGAACACAATCGTAAAGTCACCACTACTGGCTGCTTTATCTGCACCAAAATCTAAAACAGCAACGGATGGATCTCCTGTTGCAGTCTCATTAAATATTAAAGCACCTCTTACCGCACTAATAGTAACATTGCTAAATGTCTCATCAGCAAAATCTACCAGTGCCGTTGTGCCACTTGCGGTAGGTGTAACAGGATTTAATGCCTGACCCTTAGCTGAGTAATTAGTACCACTTATTTCGTTACTAGAGGTGTAAGCTGTGGTAGCTGCTGTAAATGAGGCATTATTATCATATAAGGCCACATTAAAAGTATTTCCTGTTGTTGCTGTAAAGTTATGAACACCTTTCAAAAGTTCTGTTTTAAAAGAGGTACATAAAAAATTTCCCGTAAAAGCCATTACATTCTCCTTATATATTCTGCTAGTTTGGGGTTGCCTGAATCTTTTATTGCATTATATACGGTGGTTCTATCACTTTTAATAGCCTGTCTCATATAAATTGCAATTATTTTCTCCATTTCTCTACGATAAGCATGAGCCTGTTCTCTTATGGCAGGGTGAGCATTATCTGATACTCCAATTATTTTATTGACACATCTTTCAGCTACCTCTTCAGGGGTTTGCCCCCTGTTATCAGTAGTTTGTATTTGAACTGAGAAGTTCTTACCCATACTTAACGAATCAGTAAACATTATGTCCTTGCCTTTCTAATTGGACCCATTGTGTATTCATCGACTACTTCTTTCGCTTCACCTAAATTCTTTAATCTACCTATCGCTTCAGCAAACCTTGTATTATAAACATTCATAATATCAGGATCACCTTTCATATAAATATAACATTCTATTAAGGATCCGTAAAGCAAAGCAAGTTCTGCGTTGGTGCTTAACCAAGATTCTGTTGTGTCTGAGGTAAATGAAGATAAAGTTGTAGAAGCCCCAGAAGTGCCTCCTGTTATGGTTTCTGAAGCCGTAAAACTATCTTTAGGAACAATAACCGTCATTGTCGTGCTAGATGGCAACGCTGTGATAGTCGTAGTAGATCCAGAGGTACCTCCTGTTATGGTTTCACCCACTGTAAAAGAAGAACTACTACTTACTGTAAAACTAATAGTGCTATCCGTAAGACTGGCGGGTCTATAAAAATAACTTAAATTAACTGTGTAACCACTGTCGGGCGTAGGGGCGATTACAAAATTATCCACATCAAACTGTGCATAAAATCTTGGTACACCTGTCGTGGAAGCATTAGGTGTAAAAGTTTGAATAAACTCTTTTTCTTTAAATTGTAAGTATGTGTATTCACTACTATTAGTAATGGTCAAAGCATTAGGTGCTAGAAAATCACTTGGACAAGCCAAATACTGATTACTAGTTGTCATGGTGCCAGAGACGTTTTTTTCAAAAACATTTAGCTGTACGTTTTTTAAAATTCTTTCTTCAGCTAAACGTATAAACAAATCAAGGTTATTTACAAAACTTGTCTCTGTATTCTCTGTATATTCTTTTAAAGATGTTCTTAATGTCGTTAATGTAAAGCTCATGGTGTGTTTGCTTGACCTCCCATGCCACTATGGTTTGTACAATAGTAATACAACGTCGGAGCCCCACTAGCAACGGTTATTTGTGTATAAGCTCCTGAACTACCCGGTGTTCCGTTAGTTGTAACCCCTGTTGTGTACTCAGAACCACCACCGTGTGTTCCATTTGCAGTAGTTGAGAAACGTAGTGGGTGAGTAGAATTACTTGAATCTGATTGATCAAAACGATAGGTGCCACCTTCATTAAGAGTTAAAGTTGGAGATACACTTCCATCAATGTAAAATTTATTACCTGTGCCATAACTGTTTGTACCTGAGGCAACTGTTACAGTATAAGTAGCAGTAAGTGCCGTTATGGTAACACTACCTACAGAGGCCGTGCCTGATACGCCAGTTACGTTAACAGAAGCATCTGGAACGGTCACCGAAACAGTTCCAATGGAAGCTGTGCCTGCCACGCCAGTAACATTAACATTTTCATCTTCTTCTGGAATTGTTATATCAACAGTCCCTACTGCTGAAGCTCCTTGAACACCGCTAACATTAGCAGTGTTACCAATAAAATCAGTTACTGTTATTGTTACGCTACCAACACCCGCCTCTGGTGCAAGTCGATTTGGTGGTGTAATCCCTTGAATAAAACGAAAACCAACGGGATTAAAGCCATGTTGAATGGATCTTTCTTCTGATAAATTAGTTTCTGGTCTTGCATCTCGTAAAGCTTGGGCATCAAAAACTTTTCTTCTGGGAAATAATTGTGGATGCTTTGTTTCAAACTCATCTGGTCCTACTACAGCCCCGTTCCATTCTTTTCTTAAATCTTTATACCTATACCTAAATCCTGAGCGATCTGATATTCCGTAAGCTCTTTTACCACTAGCGTATTTTGACATCAGGTAGTCCTAAAATATTCAAACTGAGGAACAACATTAAAGGATGCTCTATCTCTGTCCTCAGTCATTGCTCTTTGAAATTCCTCTTCGTAAGCTGCTTTAAGTAATTGTATTCTTTCAGGTGCTTTTTTCATAGCAATGTAATAAGCTAAACCTGCAGCAAGACAGGGATAAAACCTAAACGGAACGTCTAAGGTGTTTACCTGAGTGTCTGCATCATCAACCCTAGTCAACGCATCGTAGTATATAACATCGGTGCTATTTTCTGGTACAGGCCATATTTTAAGGTTTGGCGTTATTTGCCTATCCAAAAAGAATTGATTTGTTCTACCCTCTGTAGTTTTATTAGGTATGGACAGATACGTGTCTCTGCTTATTCTTTCTACAGAAAAATCGGTGTTATCCCTTCTAACGACAACAGATAATACATCTATGATATCTGTACCTAAATCATATTCTCCATCTGATTTGACTAAAGAAAGAGTTCTTTGTTTGATAGTCCACTGATTTAAACCCCTATTAGCCCACTCTGCTAACATAAGATTAAGAGAGCGTCTTGCCGTTTTAAGATCATAACCAGTGCGAACCTCAAGCCCACAACGCTCAAATGCCTCTTCAATATACTCGACTACATCAAGTTCAAAATCTGTGCTATTAGATACCGCCATTATTTTTCCTCTTCTTCTGGCTCTGCGTACATATTATCAAAAATTTGATTTACGTCTAGGGTGTAGTCTAAATCTGATTTTGAATAGTGTATGTGATGAGAGGGTTTAAAATCAGGAGGACCTTCTCCTGTAACCCACCAAGCAGGATGTGTAACTCTAACTCTATTATTAGGTAAAGCAACTATATTACCTGTATAAACATCTGCATCCAACAACTGTAAAACATGGCTTTGTTTGTGTTGTGCAGGGTCATCAGCTATTTCACTTTCTGTGTAGTCCACAGTAAATAAGTATTTAGCAGGAAAAAAATCACTTCCAATCTTAGCAATCCAAGGACAAGGTTGTGCCCTATTTATTTGATACACTGCGTGATGATGTGAGGCACAGTCCCAAGGTTGTGCTAGATATGTAGGCATAGGTTCAGGCCAACCCTCAAAGTCAAAATCACCCACCAAAGCTGTTATAGGCATTCTTGCCCACATAGCTCCACCATGCACATTTTCTTCAGAGCCTTCTTCCAAGCCCGTAAATATTACTTGAAAGCTTAAAGATCTGCACGGCATTGTTGTGACGGCCACAGCCATAGCGTGTAAAAATTCACCATGATATTTTTCGTGGTTGTGAGTATATTCCCTACGCACCCAACATTTAAAATGCGGAATATTACTTTGTAAGTAAGCCATGGATCCTTTCTATTTTTTCATTTTTTTAACCGTACCACCTTTAGACATCATTTTAATTTTATCTTTTTTAACGGTACCACCCTTAGACATCATTTTAGGCTTATTATTCTTAATCATGCCACCCTTAGACATCATTTTAGGTTTGTTGTTTTTCTTAATCATGCCACCTTTAGACATCATCATGGGCTTATTTTTTTTAATCATACCGCCCTTGGATTTCATCTTTATAGTGCCACCCTTAGATTTCATTTTTTTGAAACCTGCGTTTCCTATATTAACTCTGGATCCTGCCATGTTACTTACTCCTGATTACTTTTTCTTAACCATGCCACCACCGCGCATCTTCTTAACCATGCCACCGCCACGCATTTTCTTAACCATACCACCGCCACGCATGGCCTTAGTCATACCATTTTTTTTTATCATTCCACCACCCATTTTTTTTACAGGTTTTTTCTTATGCATTGCCATTTTTAAGTCTCCTATACAAAGTTTCTCTTAATTTAAAAATTTCATTAGTATTATAGTCTTTGCTGTAATTTTTATAATAACCTCTTTTTTTAAGTTTGTCTGCAGATTCATAAAGTTTTGTTAATCTTTGTACAAAGATAATTGCATACTCCTCTTCAACCAAAGCAGTAAAATTATTATCCTCTACATATCCACTAGCTTCATCGTCTGGATGAAACCCCATTACCCAAATATCCTTATCTATAAACATACCATCTGATATAGCAACATTCATTGAATCTAAGTATTCGTGAAACTTTTTTGCTTCAAGCTCATACTTTTTATCTATTATTAAAACTATGTCTAAATGATTAGGGAACTGGGAAACAGTTGTGTATAAAACTTGTTTGTTGTCCGTGTCTTTAATTAGGCAATCCACACGATTATCTTCCCAAGCTTTTTCAGCATACGGGCAAGGTGGAAGACCATTAAAATAGTCTAAAGGTTTTTCAAGCGTGTGTTTGGACCAAGCCTTAATTTCTTCAAGATACTCACTGCTCATGTGCTTACAGACCCTTTCGTATGCTTTCTTCTATCAGCTAGTATGGCACCACATCCTCTAGCAACCACACCGTCCTTTTTTTTACCTGTGTAGGGTCTTTTTGCTTTAGTAACCGCTATTTCACCACCGTATGCAGCAAACTTTACTTGCGCTTGTTTGGTGTTTTTAACGACGGTCTTCCCCTTTTTACCTTCTTTCTTTTTTTTACGAGCGGTAGAGGCTCTTTCTTTTTGCGAAAGACTTTGAGCTTTAGCCCTTGGAAGACACCTGTCAGGATTCTTTTTATCCTTTGAAGTACCGCATTTACCTTTGATTTTGCCATCTGTACCTATCCTCACCCAATCTTGTTTTAACCATTCTTTTAACTCACCCAACTCTCTTCTCCTTATTCCTAAGGAACTCTTTTGCCCTTTTTGCAATTAATGCTTGTTGTTTTTTACCCGCTACTTTAGCTCTTTGTTCCAAAACTGTCAAAATTTGTATCTTTCTAGCAAAAGGTTTCTTAATTCTTTTAACTTTTTTTACAGTATCCTCTGCATCTTTTACAGTAGCATACTTAATACTTACCGTGTCTTTAGGGTTTTCATCAGTATATAACCTTCGCCCTGTGTTTTTAGGTTTTCTACCCGTGCCTATTTTAGGATCCTTTGACATTATCTACCTTTTCTCTTACCACCCTTAGCTTTTTTTGCATAGTTCGGATCTTTACAATATTTTGAGGCTGCTAAATTTGCGTAGGCGGATGGATAAGTATCAAAAGTTCTTTGCGCCCATGCCTTACCCTCAGGACAGATTTTACTGCCTTTTGATTTTTTTGAAGCTTCACCTCCTTTTCTAAAATAGCTTAAACCTTTTGGCATTTTACTTCTGGATATTAACATCTCCACCTCCTTCTTGCTTGTCTTAATCTACTATTAGGATTTTTGGCTGCCTTTGGAAACTTTTTCATTTGACCTGCGGATCTAGCACAAAAAGACTTTCTTCTTGCCTTTTCAGACTTTGTAAGACCTTTTTTCTTTGTTACAGCCGTTTTAAGTTTTGAACCGGGGTTTTTTCTGCGGTAGGCTCTAACACCTGCCTCCGTCATTCCCGCTCCTTTTTCTGTGGGTCGGAAATTACGTTTGTTTCTTTTTGGCATCTTATCTTTTCTTGTTTTAGAAGCCATTTAATCCTCCAAAAAATAGAGCAAAAATAAGTATAATAATACAGAAATATTTCCCACCCTTTTTTGACAAGGGTGGGAATTGGAGAAAAACTCAATAATTCTAGCCATATTTTTTACGCAAGTAAAGAATTACAGTATAAGTGTCTGCACTGCTGTGACCTACAGTAGTAAACAATATGTCTCCAGTAACTCCTGTTCCCGCGTTATTTGTTAATCCACCAAAGCTTGAATAATCGTGATGACCACTCTGATTTTCACCTAATTCTATACAAAAAACGTCTGTATCAGCGTCAAAAAGTATTTGTACTTTCATACCAATACACTGCCACCACATTTTTTCAATGACAACGCCTGTACAAGCATCTCCATCTGCACTAGCGTTTAAAGCACTAACATCAACCTTTTTAACAGCAGATTCACCAGATCCATCAGATATGTTGGTAAACTTCATTACAACTGTTTTAGGTCCATCAATTATTGTTTGTGAGGTAACTGCATCAGCCATTGATTACTCCTTTATCTCACCACGCAAAAGCATGGCTTTATATTCGGCACTCCCCTTTGGGGGGAGTGCTTTTTTGGAGTTAGATTTAGTAGTGACCCAAGCTTCGTTCTCAGGTGTATTTGGATCATCAGGAATGAATTTTCCCGCTTTAGTTCTGGCTCTTTTTCTTTCAGCCATCTAACCCTCCATTATCTGTCTTGTGCAGCAAACATATAGTCAATGTTCATTGATTTAGTTCCTGTTGCAGAACCTGAAAGTTCCATTGCTCCAAGAGCTAAGTTTTCATCATCTGGAATGTTAGCAGTATGTGTAGCTACTAAGTTTCTATTTACAAAAAACTCTACACTTCCTGTTCCTTTAACATGAAAACCAAGTGTAACTGCAGTGCCACTTGCAATATCAACACCAGAATCTGTTGTTGTTGCAGTGCCGTCTTTTTCAGTTACACAATCAATATTGCTATCACCATCGTCTACTTGAAAAACAATTCGATCAGCTGCTGTTAGCATTGCTTCTGGATTAGTTGCAAAGTTTACTGTTAAACCTATACAAATATCCATTGCATCACCTTCTGCATCAGTCGGAGTTATTTTAGTTTCAAACCAAATATCTCTACCAGATGCCACTGCAAAAATCTCATTGCCTTGTATTGAAGCACCATCATTGTCAGTTGTGGCTTGTGAACTTAAAGTAACTGCACCACCTACAACATCAGCTGCGATAGCTGCTGAAGCACTACTATCTTTTACAACTGTCCAGTCATTTGTACTATCTAAAGCAACTCCAGTAAAATCATCCATGTAAACCATGTAATCTGGATTGCGATCTATTGGTAAGTTTTCAAACCAACCTTTTGAATTACCTTTTCCTGAAAATAGAATAGGTCCTGAAAAATGCGTATTAGCCATGTTAATCTCCTGTCTTGGCTAGTGTCAGTTGCATTGCAACTGTCAGGATTAAAATAAAAGGGAGAGATGAACTCTCCCTTAGTTAGTTAGGCAGCACCTTCTGTACCGAAAATACCTCTCCAGTCAGTAAATCCGAAAGAATATCTTTCTCTTACTTTATAGCGAACATTTCCAGTTTCAAAGTCACCTTCCATCCCTTTTTTCATTGGGGATCTTTGGAACATTTTTAACCCATCAGGTACATCTGTTAAAATAAAGAATGCATCTGAATCAGTTAACCTTCTCATGATATGATAACCTTGAGGTAGATAACCACCATTGCGAATAGCATTGATGTCATTATCTGCTGTTCCAGTTCTTAACTGAGATTCTAAAAGTCTCTCAGCAGTGAAGGTATATGCAGTTGGTATAATCAAAGTTGTACCTTGAGCTGCAATTCTTAAACCACGATCATCTTTCATATCTGCGATTTGAATTAGCATTGATTCAAGTGATGTCTCAGATAAATCAGCTGCTGTTGCCAAAGTATTACTTTGAGTTCCATTTGTTGTAGGATGAGATGCACTTAACAATGCAACACCATCTCCACCACCATATGGATCTGTAGTTGAAGTTGCGTTATTCAAAATATTTGCAGCTTTGATTTCCTTTGTGGAAGCCATAGATCTTGCAAGTGCTTTTGTATAACGAGAAGCAATTGAACCATACTGCCCATCTTCTTCAGCTTCTTCAGTAATTGAAAATGCTAATGCTACAGTTTCATGCTGATATCTAGCTGTCCACTGCTGACTAGCAGTATCATAACTAATAGCTGCACCTTCATCTTTAGTTGGTGCATTACCAAATCCTTGTAACAATACATCTTCTTCAAAAGCTCTTGTAGAAGTGTTAGCAGAAAAAACTGCTTCGTATTCTGGTGGATAACGATCATACTCAAGTCCAAAAAGGGTATTCAACCCTGGCTCAAGCATTTTAGCAAATTGTGCTCTATTCATAGCCATTGTCTAATCTCCCTTATATACCTGCTGTTGCCTTGAGAATATGCTCATTTAAAAGCACCTCAACGACAGCATTTGCACCGAAAGCATTATCTGGTGATTCGTAAAGACCAATAATTTTACAAGTAGCAGTACCTGTACCCATACTAGAATTTAATTGAAAACCAGATTGCCCTGTCACA